TTTTCGGAATTAAGTTTCTCAATTTCTTTGTTGATCTTTTGGATATACTGTTGTGATGCAGAGATTTCATTCTGCTTTTTAGATACTTTTCTGTTGAGATCGTCAATCTCTGTTTGGATTTCTCTGATGGTATCCAGTTGTCCTTGTATTTGTCTGGTCTTGTTATCAAGTTCCTCAAGGGCAGATTCGATTTCTGAAACTGTTTGTGTTGTCGATTCGATCTTTTGTAGTTTAAAGTCGTCTTCCAAATGCGACTTACAGGTGGGACACTCTTCGGTGTTTTCATAAAAGGTTATCTCCTTATCACCTCTTGCTTTTGCATCCTTAAGTTTTCTTTCAATCTCTTGGGTATGTTGTAGTTTATGTTGTATATCTTCTACATCATCTATGTTAGATTGCTTTTGTTCAACTTCATCCAGAACACTTTGAATTACTTTTTGAAGTTCTTCAACATGTGATTCTGAGTTTGCAATACTATCTCTAAAGTCTGCAATCTTTTGTCTTCTGTTTTCACCTAATGCTTTAATATGACTTTTATATGTTTTGATTCTATCTTCTGATAGTCTTATGTCATAATCTAGTTCTTGTAATTCACTTTTCAATGCACCTTGTCTAACCTTTAAGATATCATTCATGATAGAGAATATATTAATATCAAGAATATCTTCAATGATACCTCGTCTATCTGATTGACTCATTTGCATGAAAGGTGTGAATGTTGAACTACCAAGTATTACCACTTGAGTAAATGCCTTGTAGTTTAATTTTAGAATTTGTTTTTCGAGATACTCTTGATAGTCTCTCATGTTTGCATCTTGATTAAGTAACTTACCATGTAGATACACTTCAAAGATATTTGGTTTTGCACCACGAACAACTTTGTATCTCTTCTGTCCAACTGAGAATTCAATCTCAACTACCATGTGTCTACCATTAATAGTATTAACTAACATAGTTTTTGAAACTTTTCTAAATCCTTTTCCAAATAGTCCAAAGCACAATGCATCTAACATTGTAGATTTACCACTTCCATTCTCACCCACAACTAGACAGGCTTTTCTTTTGTCTAGAAAAACTTCTGTAAATTTGTTGCCTGTGGAAAGAAAGTTTTTGTACTTTACACTATGAAATCTTATCATATCCCAACTTTATAAATTCAGATTGTATCTTGATTGCTTCATCTAATTCAACTGTTTTTGTTGATGTGTATGTTCTACCTATTGGAGCACTGTGCATTTGAGTTACCTCAGTGATGTCTACTACATCATCTTCTAAGATTCTAAAATGTACTGTATGTCCTTCACATGTATAGGAACCACTGTATACTATTCCATTCATATTATATATTACTCGTTTCAAATATTAACATCCAGAGCCTCTGAATAAAGAGACCTCATCAAATGTTCTAGTTTAGATTTTTCTCCAGAGATTTCCATCCCTTCTATATGTTTAGTTAAAATTGTAAGTGTATCTTCTGCATCTGATAGTGCATCATCGTCATCCATCATATCGAGGTTGCCGTGGTCTTCTACAACTTTAAAGTCGATTACATCTGCTTTTGCAATCTTTTCAATAAACATGTCAAACCAATATGGTTGGTCTTTACTCATAACAACCACTTTGACAAACATATCTTTTAAATGTGAGAAATCTTTTTCTTGAATTGACTCCATTGTTTCTTTGGAATCATCATAGAATACTTTTTCAAACATCCTAATAGGGTTTGCAACTGGAAGTACCTCTCTTGTTTCTGTATCAAATATATGAAAATATTTTTTATCTCCATAATCTGACCAAGTGAATTCCATTTGAGAACCCAAATATCTTAGGTTGTTCATTTCTGATTTGGTGTGGAAATGTCCACTATAAACTTTATCAAATCTTTTGAAGGTATCCAGACTCAAACCATGAGTTGAATAATAGCCTGGCATCATCATTGCACCTTCGATTTCTAGATGACCCATTGCAATAGTAGCATTGGTTGTGTCTAGGTGTTCTACTGTGTCATCGATGTTTGTTCTATGAATCCAAGGCACTAAACATACTTTACACCCATCATAATCTTTAGTAATTACATCACCATAGATTTTTATATTAGGATGGTTTAATAGTGCTTGTGGTGAATTGACTTCGGATGTATTCTTATAATACAAGTCATGATTACCAAGAATTAAATCCATAGTAATACCATACTCATCAAGATGGTCAACAAAGTGTTCTTTGTTTTTCTGTAATGATAAGAAATTAATACCAGTTCTCTTGTCAAAGTAATCACCAAGATGAACTATATGTTTGATGTCGTGTTCTAACAGATAAGGGAAAAATACATCTTCATAAAACTTTCTTTGTAGTTCGTGAAATTGTATGTTATCGTTACGAACACCACAATGTGTGTCGTTAAGAATAGCAAACTTCATTATTTTTTTGTGGACTGATAAAAGTTTTCAACGCCTTTATTAGATTGGGTTTTTTTCTTTTTACCTCTAGGTTTATAGGTTATTTCATTCATATTGTCTTGTAAAAACTCAACATACGAATTTGAATACTGATTGGTGTCACCATCCATAGTGTCTACCATGTCTGTTAATATTCCAGAATTCATAATTGCCTTCTGTTTAATTGCAGACTGTTTCTTTTCTTTCTGGATTCTTCTTAGGAATGCATAGTAAATAATTTGTGTGATATATGCGAACGCATTTTGAGATTTCTCTGGGTTGAAGTTGTTTATATATTGTAAACAGTTTTCAATTCCATCACAAATCATTTCATCCCTATAAGAATAGTTGATAAAATTTGGTTTAGTCGATAACCTTGTTGCAATTTTATAAATGCACTCACCAATATACTCGGAAACTCTAGGTGGTTCCTTTCCATCTTTGACTGCTTTCCTAACTGCAAGGTTATGTTCTGTAATCGCTGCTGTGAACTCTTTGTTATTTACATAGTGTTCTGGTTTTGCTTTTTGTGCCATATGTATCTATTATACTCCATAATGCATATCTGTCAATAGTTATTTTCATCTAATAGTAGAAAAAAAGACTTGACAGCTTTTAAGTTCGATGATAAAATAAATTGTGTCCCAAAGGGAAGGATATATTACTATAAAGGGATGTTAATGAATAGTCCTTTTATTGTCTTCATCGTCTATTATCATATCTTGCAATTCTTCTTCTATATCAAACTGGGCATCCCCTAGTTCGTTATCGACATATTGTCTGACTTGCTGTTCCATAAGTCTGCGAAATGCCTTTCCTTCTGCAAGTTCTTCCTTTGGTGTTCTTACCTGTAGACCCACATGGTCTCGTATCTGTACCCAGTCATCTACCCCTTTCTTATAAAAATCCACAAATTGTTGTGTAATACTACTGAAATAGGATATGTCTGCCAGTCTCATTATAATGTGGTCTTCACTTGTATATGGTATTAAAGGTGATAGTTTCATTATTGTTCCTTGTCCTAACATGGAAGGAACGATATCTGCAATCATAGGCATGATTAACTTCACCTCTTGGTTTGCTTTAATTGGTTCCACAACAGAAATGATGTGTTCACCAGTGTTTAATCTTAGATATTTGTAATTCATTTGAATTTAATGTTGTGTATTGTGTATGGGAATTTCTCCCTATTGTAAGTATTTATCCTTTCTTTAAAGTGTTTTAGAGTATAATTTTCCTTTTTTCCAAAAGATAAATCGTCTGCAATATCATATACAGTTGCTTTTCCAGTCTTTCCTTTTCTCAAAACCCTTCCAATTGACTGTAAAATCCTTATTTTTGACTTAGAAGGACTTGCAAATACTATATTATCTAGGTTTTCTATATTAATTCCAGTAGAGAAAGTACCATATGATGCAATAATAGTGGCATTATCCGACTTCTCCACTATCGCTCTAGCCTCTTCTCGTGCAATAGTATCAGTCTTACCATATATGAAGAATAAGTTACCACCTAGTTGTAGGAAGTCATTATATAACCCCTTTCCATGTTTTTCTACATATTGGAAGAGAATAAGGGTATTACCACCCCTATCTT